ATAAAGCAGGAATTTGTTAAATCAGCAAGCGATCCTGTTTACTTTATGAAAAAGTATTGTTGGATACAACACCCAACAAGAGGTCGCACTCAGTTTAACCTATACCCATTTCAAGAAAAGGTATTAGGTCTATTAAGTAAACACGATAAGTCAGTAATCTTAAAATCAAGACAGCTTGGTATTTCAACACTTTCAGCAGGTATAGCTTTACACATGATGTTATTTCAAAAGGATAAAAATATCCTTGTAATAGCAACAAAACAAGAAACAGCTAAAAACCTAGTAACTAAAGTACGATTTATGTACGATCAGTTACCTAGTTGGTTAAAATTACCTACAATGGAAAATAACCGGCTATCATTACGACTTAAAAATGGGTCTCAAATTAAAGCAGTATCTGCAGCAGGTGATGCTGGTAGATCAGAAGCCATTTCCCTTCTAGTAATTGATGAGGCGGCATTTATTGAAGAGAATAGGATTGAGGAAATTTGGGGTTCAGCACAACAAACACTTGCAACTGGTGGTAGAGCAATTATATTATCTACACCTAATGGTACTGGTAACTGGTTTCACAGACAATGGACTAAAGCACAAGATGGTACTAGTGGTTTTACACCTATTAGATTACCGTGGACTGTACACCCAGAACGAAACCAAGAGTGGAGAGATAAGCAAGATGATGAATTAGGGGATAGAATGGCGGCCCAAGAATGTGACTGTGACTTTACAACCTCTGGTGATACTGTATTTCCCCCCGAAGTACTAAACCATATTGAAGCTACAATGTTAAAAGACCCCCTTGAAAAACGTGGTATAAATCAAAGTTTATGGGTTTGGGAATATCCCGATTACTCAAGACAATATATGGTTGTAGCTGACGTAGCAAGAGGTGACTCTAAAGACTATTCGGCATTTCATATTATTGATATAGAAAACTGTACTCAGGTAGCTGAATTTAAAGAACAAGTACCAACTAAAGACTTTGGTCGAATATTATACAATATAGCAACAGAATATAACAAAGCTCTACTTGTTATAGAAAATGCAAACATTGGTTGGGCTGCAATTCAAGAAGTGATTGATATGGGTTATGAAAACCTATATTACAGTCCTAAAGACGAAAAATTCACTCGTGATGCTGAAGCATATATTGCTAAAGGATATGATTTAATAGATAAATCTAAAATGGTACCTGGTTTTACTATGTCACTTAGAACAAGACCTTTAACAATTGCTAAATTAGATGCATATGTTAAAGAACAAAGCATACAAATCCAATCAAGACGTACATTGGATGAATTAAGAACATTTGTATGGAAAAATGGTAGACCAGAAGCCCAAACAGGGTATAATGATGACCTAATTATGTCCATAGCTACCGCATGTTACGTGCGAGATACTGCGCTTAAATTCGCTCAGCACGGGGTTGACTTAACTAGAGCAATGCTTGCAAATACAAGCAAAGCAAATTACAACCCATTTTTTAGTACTAATAAGATAAATGACCCTAAAAATGCGTATAGAATGAAAATAGGGGGAAAAGATGAAGATTTATCTTGGCTTTTAGATTAGATATTTATACACATATAATAAATTAAGAATATGGCAGATACTAGCTTATTTACACGATTAAGGAGATTATTTTCTAATGACGTTATTATAAGAAACGTTGGAGGAGATTCCCTTAAAATTATGGATACTGATCGTATTCAAAAATATGGGAATTTAGAATCTAATTCACTTTATGATAGGTTTACTAGGTTACATAGACCTGTAGGGTCATCTTTACAATATAATCCAACACTTAATTATTCCTCTATGCGACTTCAGTTGTATAGTGATTATGAAGCTATGGATTATGATTCATTAATTGCTCCCGCACTTGATATTATCTCAGAAGAGGCAACCCTTAAAAATGAATATGGTGACGTTTTAACAATTAAATCATCTAATGAAAACGTTAAAAGAGTACTGCATAACTTATTTTATGATGTATTAAACATAGAATTTAATTTACCATCATGGGTTCGTCAGATGTGTAAATATGGTGATTTCTATTTACACTTACAGATTTCAGAAAAATTTGGTGTATATAATGTATTGCCACTTTCTGTATATCAAGTAGTAAGAGAAGAAGGTATGGATCCCGAAAACCCTTCTTATGTTCAGTTTGTATTAGATCCTAACGGTTTATCTCAAAGCCAAACCTATAGTGCTAGAAGAAGTGACCAAATGAAACTTGAAAATTATGAAGTTGCCCACTTTAGATTACTAGCAGACGCTAACTATCTTCCTTATGGACGTTCATATCTTGAGCCCGCTCGTAAGGTATTTAAACAGCTAATATTAATGGAGGACGCGATGCTTATTCATAGAATTATGCGAGCACCAGAAAAAAGAATATTCTATATGAATGTGGGAGGTATTCCACCAAATGAAATCGACCAATTTATGGAGCGTACAGTTGCTAAAATGAAAAAGACCCCATATGTGGATCAAAACACTGGCGACTACAATTTGAAATTTAATATTCAAAACATGACTGAGGATTTTTATATCCCAGTTAGAGGTAATGATGCATCTACTAAAATTGAAACTACAAAAGGACTTGATTACGATGGTACAACTGATATTGAGTACTTAAAAAATCGAATGTTGGCCGCCCTTAAGATTCCGAAAGCATTTTTAGGGTATGATGAAAACCTTGAAGGCAAATCAACATTAGCTGCTATGGATATTCGTTTTGCCCGTACTATTGAGCGTTTACAAAGAACTATTGTATCTGAGCTCCAAAAAATAGCTTTAGTTCATTTATATACTCAAGGCTTTACAGATGCTGATTTAGTAGATTTTGAATTATCTCTTACAGGCCCTTCAATTGTATTTGAACAAGAAAAAACCGAATTATATAAATCTAAAGTAGAATTAGCTAACTCAATCGCTGATAAAAAAGTATTATCTTCGGATTTTGTATATAAAAATATTTTTAACCTTTCAGACATGGAAATGGAACACGAAAAAAATAGATCTTTAGATGATGCTGCTCGTATATTCCGTTTAAATCAAATAGAAAACGAAGGTAACGATCCAGTAGAAACTGGGGAATCATATGGTACACCACATGACTTAGCAAACTTATATTCAACGAAAAGAGATAAAGCAGTTAAAGATGTTCCCGATGGGTATGATGAAAATGAACCTGGTAGACCAAAAACTAAATTAAGTGATTTTGGTACTGACCAAAGTAATTTTAGTAGAGATCCACTAGGCAAATCTGGTTTAGCAGCCGTAGGGGACGATAGTCCTAATAAAACCAATAATATTTCCCCACTAGCTCTTGAAGAGAATAATAGAATTTTAAAAAGATTATCTTTATCTAGAATGAAAGGAAAAGAACTATTATCCGAAGAAGATTCACCTTCTATGTTAAGTGAAGAAAATATTATAAAAGAATAACTCTTTAATATTTTTTACATATTTATATAAGAATAAATATATTTATTGCATGAAACCTAAGCACTCCAAGTACAAAAATACTGGAATACTATTTGAATTGTTAACTAGACAAATTACGTCTGAAACTATATCAAATAATTCTCCAAAGGCTGTAGGTATCTTAAAAAAGTTTTTTAACCAAAATAGTACTCTTTTAAAAGAGTATCAAATTTATCATGCTTTATTAAATAAAAGATACGATAAAGAAGCTAATGCTACTGTATTAATCGAAACCTTGATAAATGCCCACAATAAATTAAATAAATCTGCCTTAAGAAGGGAAAGATATAATTTGGTTAGAGAAATAAAAGATACATATAATATAGAAGATTTTTTTAAAGCTAAAATCCCTAACTATAAAATATATGCTAGTGTTTTTAATTTATTAGAAAATAAAAACGCTAACCCTATGTCCATTGTGGATTCTAAGGTGGCTATATTAGAACATATTACTAATAAAAATCTCCTTAACAAACCTAAAAAGGAAATTGTTATGGAGGAATATGAAAAATTTGATAAAGAAACTAGAGCATTAACATATAAAATGTTAATGGAAAAGTTTAATGATAAATACTCAAAATTAAAAGATAACCAACGTATCCTTTTAAAAGAATATGTTTATAATGTATCTAACAGCCCCAAACTAAAAAAATTCATTAATAAAGAAATTAATACTGTTAGGGCTGAATTAGAGACTTTATCTGAAAATACTGATCAAGTTACTAAAATAAAACTTACAGAGGTAAAAAATTTAATTAAACCTTTATGCAAAAAATCTTCTGTTCATGATGATAATGTTATTAATCTCTTAAATTATTATGAATTAATTAATGAATTAAAATCCTTAGATTAATGAAAATAGATGAACTTAAAGCCCTTATCCGTGAACTCATCAAGACTGAAATCGATGAAGCAAATACTACCGGTACTGGTACTACTATTAGCACTGGTGGGAGCGAAGCTTATGCTACGCCCCGAGCTTTTAGAGGAAAAGGAAAAAAAGCAAAAAATAGAGGCCTTGAACAAGCAAAGCGTCTCGGATATATACCCGTAAAAAAATAAGTTATGGCAAGAAAAATTAGTGCATTTGATTTTAATAAAAGTGACGTAAGTGTTTCACGTCCAGGAGTACATGCTAAAACTAAGCATAGTAATCACAAACAGTCAAAACATTATAAAAAAACCTATAGAGGACAAGGAAGATGAGCAATTTAATCGTAGATATTATCCCATTAAAAGTTGATAGATTATTAGTAGAATCATCAATCAAAGCTGGAGGTCCATTAATTGTGGAAGGAATTATCCAGAGAGCAGGTGTTAAAAACCATAATGGTCGTATTTATGAAAGACAAATTCTTGAAAGAGAAATGGGTAAATATACTGATGGACCCATTAAAGAAAATAATGCGTTAGGTGAATTAGATCACCCGGATTCTTCTGTTATTAACTTAAATAATGTATCCCATAAAATTAACAAATGTTGGTGGAATGGAAATGATATACATGGTCAAATAGAAATCCTTCCTACTCCCTCAGGTAATATAGCAAAAGCATTATTCCAATCAGGAATCCCTGTTGGCATTTCTTCTAGGGGGATGGGTTCGGTACAAGAAAACTCAGATGGTGTTTTAATGGTTCAAGAAGATTTTGATCTATTATGCTTTGACTTAGTATCTACACCATCAACCCCTGGGGCTACATTAACTCCCCAACAATTAAAGGAAGGTATAGAACACCCTACAGCTAATTACACTAAAATACACAATATTATTCGTGATATTATTTGTGATAATACGGGAGTGTGTAAGTGTTAATCATCACCGAAAAATCCTTTAATAAAATGGTAAATAAAAATGGCTGATGCTAAGGGCCATCCTAATACTACCCAGAATCTATCTGACCATTCCATAGGATATCCTGCTCTAGTAATAGTACCTTCAAGAAAAGCTCCTATAATAACCCCAATTAAAAAGTACATGCATACGGTTTGGGGATCGGTAATGTCATGGATAAATGCTTGTGCTAATATTTCTAGTGGATTCATCATATAAATAGTTTTCCTTAAAGATATGAAAAAATTTTTTGGTTTCCAAATTATTTTTATATTTATTTGGGAAGCATACACTATCTTAAAATAGTGTCCCTGGATTTTAAAAAATAAATCCCTATTAGAGATATTAAAATCTCTATTTCCCGTACATAATTTACTGGAAGCCAATTAAAACTTAAATAACATGGCTAAAGAACTATTAAAAGAGGCTATTGCCGACGCAAAAGCCGTTAGAGAAGTCGCTTTGCAAAACGCTAAAATGGCGTTAGAAGAAGCGTTCGACTCTAAAATTAAAAACATGCTCTCTGCTAAATTAGCTGAAGAGATTGAAGAAGATGTCGAACTCGAAGAGATGTATGATGAAGACGAAAAGTCTGAAGGTATGTCTTACGACGAGGACGATAAAGTAGATGAAATGTCTTATGATGAAGACGATTCAATGGATGAAGTTGACGAAGAAATCAACCTTGATGAACTCATGGCTGAACTCGAAGAAATGTCATACGATGAAGACGATGATATGAAAGAGGGTAAGAAAGACGATGATGACATGAAGGAAGGTAAAAAAGACGACGACGACATGAAAGAAGGTGCCCAACTTGACGAAATGGTAGGTTTAGCCGCTGTTGGTAGCATAATTGCTGCTGCTGGTGGTATTGAAGCTATCTTACAAAAAGGTCGTGCTGGTAAACTTTCTGGTAAAATGGAAGCCGTTTACAAAGCTTTAGAAGGTATGGCTGCCGGTGCTGGCGCTGCCCGTAGAAGCGAAGGTAAAAGCGAAGATGAAACCAATGAGAATATCGACATCGATGCTTTAATTTCCGAAATTGAAGAAGAAATTGAAGAAGGCAAAAAGAAAAAAGATGATGATGACGACATGAAAGAAGGTAAAAAGAAAGACAAAGAAGAAAAGGAAAAAATGAAAGAAGAGCTCGCTGAAGCGCTTTCAACCGTTAATTCTTTAAAATCTACTATCTCTGAAATGAACCTCCTCAACAGCAAACTCCTCTACTGCAACAAACTCTTCAGAGCTAATGCATTGACAGAAGCACAAAAAGTTAAGGTGGTTGACGCCTTAGACAAATCTACTACAACTGGCGAAGCTAAATTGGTATTTGAAACCCTTCAAGAATCATTTAACTTTACAGGTGTAGAAAAGAGAGCAATTAAGGAAGGTTTAGGTCGTGCTTCTAAAGCCGCTGGAACCGCTCCTAAAAAGGTTATAATGGAATCCGCTGACGAGACAGTGTCACGATTCCAAAAACTCGCAAACATTAAACTTTAAACTTAAGAACCTATGAATGTAAATACATTATTAGAAGGATCTAACCCATATAAGCAATACAGCGATGAAGCTGGTAAGCTTGCTAATAAGTGGGAAAGATCTGGTCTTTTAGAGGGTATTGACCTCTCTAATGAGACTGAAAAAACAAATATGGCTGTTCTCCTTGAGAACCAAGCTAAACAGTTAGTCCAAGAGGCTAATAGCTTAGGAGCTTCTGGTGCTGGTACATCTATCACTGCTGGAGGTTCAGAAGCATGGGCTGGTGTCGCTCTTCCACTTGTTAGAAGAGTATTTGGTGAAATCGTAGCTAAGGACCTCGTGTCTGTTCAGCCTATGAACTTACCTTCTGGCCTGATCTTCTACTTAGATTTCCAATATGGCTCAAACCAACCTGGATTCACCGCTGGAGATTCATTATATAATGCAGGAGCTGATGAAGCTACAGACATCCCAAGCGCTGGTGGAACTGGTGGTCTTTATGGTGCTGGTCGTTTCGGTTACTCTATTAACGAAACTTCTTCATTATTAGCCCAAGCTGGTGGTGCTGTAAGCACAACTGCTGCTACTACAGCATCTGCTGAATATGGTGGTATTTTAAACTTTGATACCCAATTCTCCGCTTCTAAAGCAGGTAACTTTGGTGCTCTTGGTGGTAAAAAAGTAGTAACGTTATCTTTCCCAACTGCTTCGTTAGTTGATTTTGATCCTGAAGGTGTAAGAGCATACAGAGTAGCTGCAAGCGCTAACTTACCTGCTGCCAATGTATTCCCTCAATTCACTAGAATAAATGGTGGTCAAATTGAATTTGTAGTAGAACAAACTGCTGCAAATACTACATTAGGTAATGTAACTGTTACTTACCAAAAGGGTCCTGATAACCTCAACGATAGAGGCGACTTTGAAGATACTAAAGGACCAGATGCTGGTATTGGTGATCTTCAGATTCCTTCAATCGATGTTAAGCTCAACAGTGATACTGTTACAGCGAAAACTCGTAAGTTAAAGGCTCAATGGACACCAGAATTCGCTCAAGACCTCAATGCTTATCACAGTATTGATGCTGAGGCAGAATTAACGTCTATCCTTTCTGAATACATCTCAATGGAAATCGATCTTGAAATCCTTGACATGCTTATCAGAAACGCTGATACTACTAAGAGATGGAGTGCTAAAGTTGGCCGTGAAGTAGCTGATACAGGTACAACTGCTGCAGCTGCATTTACAACTGCTGCTAATAATGAGTACTACACTAAGATGTCTTGGTTCCAAACTTTAGGTATCAAGCTTCAGGATGTTAGTAACACTATCCACCAGAAGACTCTTCGCGGTGGCGCTAACTTCATGGTAGTTTCTCCAAAAGTAAGCACAATCCTTGAATCAATTCCTGGATTCGCTGCTGACTCACCTGGTGATTCTAACAAGTACGCAATGGGTGTTCAAAAGATTGGTGCTATTAACTCTAGATACACTGTCTACAAGAACCCATACATGACTGAGAATGTGATCCTTATGGGTTATAAGGGTAACCAGTTCCTCGAAACAGGTGCTGTATTTGCTCCATATATTCCATTAATCATGACTCCACTTGTATATGATCCGATTTCCTTCACTCCACGTAAGGGAATTATGACTCGTTACGCTAAGAAGATGGTTCGCCCAGACTTCTATGGTAAAGTAATCTGTTCAGATCTTAACCTAGTGTAATAAAGTTATCTTTATAAATTGAGAAAGGGCCGCAATTTGCGGCCCTTTTTTATATGTATAATTGAAAAACGTTTTAAAACCATTTATTATGGCTAAACAAAATATTGAAAAAACCCCACCTAAAGGGACAGTTCGCTTTTCTGTCTCCCTTTCAGAAGAGCAAAAGCAAGCAAAGGAAAAAATCCTTCAAACACCTTTTAATTTTATTATTGGTAAAGCAGGAAGTGGTAAAACATTATTAGCAGTTCAAATTGCTTTAGATATGTTTTTTAAACGTATGACTAATAAAATAGTTATTACTCGTCCTACTGTGTCAAATGAAGACAATGGTTTTTTACCGGGTTCATTAGAAGAAAAATTAGAACCATGGTTAGTACCTATTCGTTCTAATATGAGAAAAGTGTATAATAAACCTGATATTTTATCTAAAATGGAAACGGATGAAAGTATAGAATTAGTTTCGCTTACTCATTTTCGTGGTAGAACTTTTGAAAATGCTGTATGCATCATAGATGAATTTCAAAATTTAGATAAACAACAATTAACCATGTGTTTATCTAGGTTAGGTAAAAACTCTACAATGATATTTACAGGAGATAGTCAACAAGTAGATTTAAAATTTAAAAATGATTCTGCAATTCATGAAGTAGCTAAAGTACAAGGATCGCGATTTGTAAATAAAATAGTACTTAAAGAAAACCATAGACATGAAGCACTTGATGAAATATTTGAACTATTAAAAGATTATAGTTAACCCTGCTAAATTTTTTAATATTTATTAAAAAACACTAGTATGGCAACAATTTCTATTTGGCCTGGATCTGCTTCTTTTACTGCTGGTGATACACCTTTTGGATTTTATGATGATGATTCTGAATTTGTTTCAGAAGCACCCCAAGTATCTAAATGGTGTGCCCAACGTTTAGGATACCCTATAGTAGATATAGAATTACAAGGCATCAATTTCTTTACAGCTTTTGAAGAAGCTATAACCACATATGCCCAGTATGTGTACCAATATAAAATTAAAGAAAATATTGGAAATTTAGAAGGAGCTTCTACAGGAAGTAATTTAAATAATCAATATATACAACCAAATCTAGGTAACACTATAGCAATAACAGAACAATATGGTACTGAAGCGGGTACTGGTGGTAATATTAGATATAAAACAGGAAGTATTGCTGTTAGTGCATCACAACAAGTATATAGTTTGGATGACTTATGGACAAATGTTAACGAATCAGGTAATAACATAGAAGTAAAAAGAATTTACCATTATGCGCCCCCCGCTATTACAAGGTATTTTGATCCCTATGCGGGTACAGGTACGGGAATCCAATCATTAATGGAAACCTTTGGATTTGGTAATTATTCTCCTGGTGTAAACTTTATGTTAATGCCCATTTACTATGATGCTTTAAAGATCCAAGCTATTGAATTTAACGATCAAATTCGTAAATCAGCTTACAGTTTTGAACTCATAGATAATAATAGACTAAAATTATTCCCTCGTCCCGCTAGAAATGAAAACTTATATTTTGAATATGTAGTTAAAGAAGAAAGAAACAATCCAATAAGAAATACAGCTACTAATCTGATTACTAATGTTTCTAATGTCCCATATACTAATATATCTTATTCAACTATTAATACTCCTGGCAAACAGTGGGTATTTAGATATACACTAGCTTTATCTAAAGAAATGTTAGCAAATGTACGAGGTAAATATTCACAAATCCCAATTCCGGGTTCTGAAGTTCAAACAAATGCCTCTGAATTAAGAAGTGAGGCTGCTAATGAAAAACAATCATTAATAGAAGAACTTAAATTAATATTAGAAGAATCTTCAAGAACTAAATATCTTGAAAGACAATCACAAGAAGCTCAATTTGCTCAAGATACCTTAACTAAGGTCCCATACCCTATATATATCTACTAATGATTAAATTAAAAGACATATTAAACGAAGAGGTAGTTTTACGTTCTGTAGATGCAGTTTTAGTAACTGATAAAGATATAAACTACACAGATACTATTGATGGTATAAGAGGAGTAAGAAAAATAACTACTGTAAATACTACAACTTCTGATGAATTAGAATCTAAAAATCGTGCTAGAACAGATGGTAAAGAAGTACATACAGTTACTTTAAAATTTATTTCAGGATTAGATCCTAAACAGGATTTAGAATTTTTTAAAACTACAATGCTCCAAAGTAAAAAAGGAGATGCTAATAGACGAATAGATGGATTACGCCATATAATTTTTAAACCAGATACATTAACTAGAATATAATGCCATTATTTGGAGGTGCCAGAGACATATCATTGTTTAGAACAATGAATCGAGAACTGATTAATGATATTATTCAGACCGAAGTTGCCTATTATAAATTTGCTTTAGACCAAACAGACTCAAATATATATAATGAATCTACTAAAAAGTTTTACTATGAACCTATAAGATTATCCTGTTTAATCGAAAAAAATGATCAGGAATGGAATAGTGATGATTTTGGCCCTGACGTAAAACAAATATTTAAATATAGATTTCTTAAAGCTGATTTAAATGACATTAATTTAATCCCAGAAGTAGGAGATTATATATTATTTAATAATGATTTTTGGGAAGTAGATAGCTATATTGAAAACCAATTTTTTACAGGTAAAAAACCCGAATATGCTATATCCGAAGATACCCAAAACTTTGGTGTTTCATTATCTATAATTTTATCTACCCATTTATCAAGAGTAGAAAAATTAAATTTAGTTCCCCTAAGGGGAGGAATATACCCAACTACTCAAATAGCCTCTGGTTCTACCGCTAATCCTATATAAGATGTCTGATAATAGAATAAAACCTGATATATTAAGTAATAATACTCTTTTAAGAAGAAACTTAGAAGCGGGAGCCCCTCCTGAATTTGAAGAATTACCTTTAGATACTGAACGTGATGTAAAAGGTAAAAACCGCCATTTAGAAATTAGAAGAGACCAAGATAATATTCAAACAACTTCTATAACTTTAGAAGATATAGATGAAGCTGTTTATTATTACCTTGATCAGGAATTAAATTTATCTGTAGAAAATAACGGTGAATCCATTAAAGTTCCCATAGTGTACGGAGCCGGTGAAAGGTGGAAGACAGTGCAAGCAGATGGCTATTATCGCGATAAAAACGGCAAAATACAGGTGCCCCTATTAATGTTTAAACGTACTTCTGTTGAAAAAAGAAGAGACATAGGTAATAAATTAGATGGTAATAAACCTAATCTTTATATTACTGAACAAAATAGATATAGTAAAAAAAATGTATATGATAGTTTTAATCTTTTAAATGATATACGACAACCCCAAAGGGAAATATATCAGGTACCTATTCCCGATTATATTTTTGCTAATTATGAAGCTATATTATGGACTGATTTTATGACTCAAAATAATAAATTAGTTGAAGCTATAGAATATGTTTCAGATGCTTACTGGGGTAATAAAGAAAAAAACCTATTTCAAGTTAATGTAGATCAAATTCAAAATATTAATGAATTACAAGTAGGTGAAGATAGATTAGTAAAAGCTAACTTTAGTTTTAAATTAGCAGGATATTTACTCCCTGATACATTTAAAAATGAAACCCAATCTATTAAAAAAGAATTTACTCGTGCGGAAATCAAAATAGGATCTGAAACTGTAATTAATTTAAATGATCTTAATAGTTAATGGCAAAGAACAAAATAATATTTGGCGTAGGTAATATACCTAAGGCAAGTGATTTTGCATTAGGTGAATTAGTCATTAACGTAAATGATCAAAAAGTATTTTCTAAAGATAAACAGAATGTAGTTTTTGAAATAAAAGGAGCATCATCATCTGAATCTACCCCTACAAATGTAAATACAGGTAGCTTTTATATAAGTTCTTCTTTTAATAACAATATAATTACATTTAATCAGGGGGATGGCACCACAGATGCTGTTGATTTAAGTACTTTAACATCTCAGGATAATGATTGGTATATTGATATCTCTAATTCAAGATTAACATCTTCATTAAATATTTTTGTAGAAGGAGATATTACATCTTCCGGAATTATAAGTTCTAGTTTTATAAAACTTACTGATAGATCACTTCCTAGTGCTGAATCCGGTATTATAGTATATTCTTCTTCTAATTTTTATGCTGGAATTGAATAACTATATATTTATACTAGATAAATACAATATAATATGGCAATAAGATTTGGTTCTAGTAAAAGAGAAGAATTGACTACACCTAAATTACAATTTACTAAAGAGGAAGCAAAAATGATACTTTCTTTAATAGGTGAAGGTGAAATTAAAATCAAAAATATACAACCTATATACGATTTAGTATATAGGATTACGGAATTTGTCCAAAAAGATTAATAACACATGGCACAGTTTAGAAAAATATTATTATCTGGATCTAATGTTCACGTCTCTGAAGTAACAGCATCCAATATTCCTCAAGCTACTGATAATAACACAATACTATTTGCTGATAGTAGTGGTGCAGTAAGAACCCTTAATAATTTAACGTATAATGCTTCCCAAACCACAATTGAATTTACTGGTGGTACTTTCAGTGGTAGTTTTAGTGGCGATGGTAGTGGATTAACTGGTGTAACTGCTACATTAGGTAATAGTTTAGCTGACGGTGCTGGTATTGTTGATTTTACTTATAATGGTGGAACCGCAAGAACAGCATCCTTAGATTTACACCCCTCAGGTGGTTTAACATTTTTTGATGGTAACACAGATTCAGGTACATCTACAGGAGCAGGAAAAGATGATTTTAAGTTAGGTTTAACTAGTTCATTAGCGGGTAATGGTTTAGAATTTCCTACTGCTAATGACTATAGTGAAATACAAATCAACCTTAATGGTAATAGTAATAGTACTTCTGGACTTAAACTAGGTTCCAGTGGATTAGCTATATCAGATAACATAGATGGTGATGGTTTAGGTCTTAGCTCAGGTGTATTATCAGTAGATTTAGCTACAAATAGTGGTCTTGCAATTAGTAGTAATAAATTAAAACTTGCTAATACCTTAGATGGTACCGGTTTAAACTTTGCTACAGGAAATACTATATTAAATATTGATAGTAGTGTAGTTGTTGATAATGCTAATACCATTACATTTGCTACAGGTTCTACTAATGTTGTAATAACTGTAACTTCTGATGGTAGTGTTTCAGATGTTACTGCTGGTAAAAGTGCACTCCTTATAGATAACCCAGTGTTATCTATGAACCTTAGTGACACATTAACAGGTAACTTTACTTTTAATGATGATGTAACTATTTCAGGTGATTTATTAGTTGAAGGAGGTGGTAGTGAAGTTAACCTTGAAGTTCAAAACTTAAACATTGCTGATCAATTTATTCTTGTTAATAGTGGTTCAACCTCAGGAGATGGTGGTTTAATAGTCCAAAATGGAAGTGGTACTACAGGCGCGTTCTTATTCTATGATGGATCCCATAATAGATGGGGAGTTTCAAACGATAGCCAAACCATGACAGATACAGGCCATGAAGTTCAGGAAGCAGGTCATGCCGCTGTTGTAACGGTACAACCTACTACAGATGCCGAATCTACTATCCTTGCATCTGACCCACTATTTGGAACTGCTGCTAATAATTCTAGAGTAGGACAAATGGTTATAAAAGTTAACCAATCTACTAATGAAAGTAGTGCTTTTATATACGCATAAAATAATATATCTATAATGGCTAATTGGAAAAGAGTATTAATTTCGGGTTCCCATTTCACTGTTAAAGAACTCAAAATATCAAACATAGGAACCGCCCAAGATGGTGACACTATATTATTTGCAGGTAGTGCTTCTGCTGTGGATAGTGGTTCATTTAAAGCTGAAAGTAAATTTGTATTAGCTGATGGAAAGTTAAGCGCTTCTTATGGTACTAATAGTGGGCAAGAAACTTCTTTTGAAGGAGATGGCTCGGGAATCACAGGAATAGATAGTGCAAACGCCGAAGCTGGTATAAAACATGGAGCAGGTGTTGGTATTATAAATGGATCAAGTAACATAAATACCGAATTTACAGCTAATAATGCAGGTGTATTTACCATTGCCTTAAAAGGAGCTAGTAATTTTCCTACTGTTTATGGAACTGAAATTAACACCCAAACAACTGTTAACTCTAAAAATGCTGGTGTTAATGGTGGTATTTTATTTGCAACTCATAGTGCCCAAAATAAATTAATATTAGACCCGGGTTTACCAGGCAATGGCTTAGAATGGGATCCTGCTTACCTTAATGGAGGTATAGGAAATAAACTCCGAATAGATTTAGATGGTACTAGTAATGGTACTTCAGGTTTAGCTACGGGTTCTAGTGGTTTAACATTATCCTCAAACTTAGATGGTGATGGTATAGACCTTACTAGTGGTGTATTAAAAATAGATTTAGCCAGTAACAGTGGTTTAACTACTAGTGATGGTGTTATGGGTACTGGTGAATTATCATTAGTAAGCAGTTTAGCAGGTACTGGTTTAGTTTTTACTGGTGTAAACGATAGAAGTGTAATCAATATAGATACTTCTGTTGTTGTAACAGACGAAACAATAGATTTTGAACCTAAGGCAGCTTTTGATGGGGGTGTGTTTGCAAATACTATAACACAAGGACAAGGGATAGCAAACCAAACTTATGGTGTTATAGGTGCTAGTACAGATTCTTCTTTTGCCAATGCTGAATTCTCTACTGGTACTGGTACTCAAACATTTATTTCTGATCCAACAGTATTTTTTGATTTATCTACAACCTGGGGTAATGCTGATGCTCCTAGTAATGCTGATTTTTCAATCACAGGTAATGTTACTATTAAAGGTGCACTAACAGTTATTTCATCAAGTAACATTGTTAATGTACAAGTTAGTGATTTTAAAACAAATGATCCCTTTATTCTTTTAAATAGTGGATCTACTGGTACTAGTGAAGCTTTCCAATATAGTAATGGGGGTGTTATTGTTCAAACTTCTAACCCCGCAGGAGGAGCTCATGGTAGTGCCCTATTTTACCAATCAGGGAGTACACATAATGTATGGGGGGTTACTACATCCGATCAAGTAGGATGGAATGACATTCACCCAGGTACAACTAATGGTGATTTATCTGGTACTAGCTTATCAGGTAATACTGAGGCTATCATAGCTACAGTTGCTATCTCTACTGTTGATGACCCTAATGCCTCGTTAACCGAACATAATGTATTTTGGGATAGCGCGGGCCAAGAAAGATTAGGTAGTTGGTATGTAGATACCGATGCAGATCCTGCAGGTGGAGAAAGTAATGTGTGGTTTTACACAGCTTAATTTGGGAATTTAATTTTTCCTTATTACACTAAAAATAAAAAGTTATGGCAAATATAAAATTAGAACCTAATCAAATGGCCTTTTTAGTGGCCGCTTCTAAAAACGCTACTATTCAAGGTAAAGATGCTGTCATAGTAGCTAATATTATTACAACTTTAGAAAAAGAGCTTGAAAAAGCTTCTATTCCCCCTGAAGTAGCCGCTAAGAGAAAACAATCCTAATATATTTATTGTTAAGGATATTATTGGCCTCCGGGAAGTGGGCGGCATTAAGTCGTAACCAACCGTAATAGACAAAACACATGCCGAACTGGAAAAAAGTCTTACTTTCAGGCTCTAAAGCCTCTTTATACGATATTACTTCAAGTAATTTACCTGCTGAAGCTGGTAGCACTAATAATATATTAAGTATAGATGGTTCTGGGCATTTCCAAATAACTACTAGGGGTGATATCGGGGGCAGTGTTTCAGCAGGTACTGGTATATCAGGTACAACTACATTTAATATAGCATTAGATGAAGTTCCAAACCCTGGCTTTGGTGTTGCATCTGACTCAACAAATGTTTTAGATTTAGCAGAAACAGCTTCTCTTAGTAGATCTGGTATTGGTGGTGCTGATAAACTTATTATTGGTGGAGCATCCGCAGGCAGTTATAAAAATATAGAATATATAACTAAAGATTATGATAGCACTAATTTAGGCCATTTATTTAAAGTAGGTAGTGTAACTCATTTAGCATTAGATGAAGTAAGCACTGCACGAAAGGTATCAGTTAACCCTGATGGTAGTGATATAGATTTTGCAGTTTACTCTAATGGCAATTCTACTCCCAACATGTATCTTGAGGGCAGTACCGGTCACGTAGGTGTAGGTACTGATTCACATGTTCTTACTCCAAATACTTTTAATGTTAGTCACACAGGAGCTGACGGTGATGGGGGGATTATGATCATCAGGAATGATACAAGCATTTCTTCTGGTAATTTTTTAGGAGGTATAGGATTTGATGGGCGTGATGGTAATGTTCCTAGCGGTATAACAGAAGCATCAGCATATATAGCAGCTTATGCTCTTCAAAATCACTCCACTACTGAGAAAGGGGGTAGATTAGTATTTGGTGTAAGTAGGAAAGATGATAATGATGATACTACTTCATACGCAGTACTACATGTTCAATACCCTAATACAACTACTAATAATGGAAGAATTGGAATTAATAATGCTGCCCCAAGCTATGCTTTAGATGTATTAGGTAACAACACAAGCTATGTAGCACGAATTCGAAATGATAATTCGGGTAACAATACAAGTGCTGATGGTTTAAATATTACTATTGACGGGACAAATTCCACAAGTAGAAATTTTATAGGATTTAGGGGTAATAATCAATTTTGTGGGGCTATTAGATCTGCTGGTAATAATAATAGTATAGCTATAACATATAGTTCAGATAAAAATCTGAAAAAAGATATAGTCCCTACTAAATATTCTGTTGATGATTTAATGAAAATTAAAATTAAAGATTTTACATGGAAATCTTCTGGTGAAACAGACACAGGGGTTATAGCCCAAGAACTACATGAAATTTTACCTAAATCTACTTATGCTCCCAAAAAAGATGAACATTGGACTGTTGATTATACTAGCTTAGTTCCCTATCTAATTAAATCTATTCAAGACCAACAAAAAATGATTGAAGATCTTCAACAAGAAATTAAAACCTTAAAACCACAAACCTAATGGGATTAGTATTTTATAGTGGCTCTTTCCTAACAGGATCGGATGAAGATATAAATTATAATTCAGCAATAGAACTTGGATCTATTGGTGCATCTGAAATTAATGATGCTATCCAAATTTTAATTAACTCACAATCTTTAGGAACCCTTACCAGTTCTGTTGCTATATACATTACAGGATCTAGTCCTGATCCTTTAGTAGGAATGGGTACTACAAACCCCCTTTCTAACCTTGATATTAGATCTACAACTGGATCTTCTCCAGCAAATTTAATTTTAAGAACTAATGAAGATGGAGTTATCCAGGTGGGGGAAGAAACAGGTAGAATTATATTTGCTATAGAATCTGCTTCATTCTTAGGTACTGGTTTTATAGCAAGCGGGTCTACCTCAGCTATATATTCTGAAGTCATAGGTAGTAATATTAATGGAGCATATGGTGGTTTAATTTTTGAAGTTAATGATAGTAGTAATGTAACTACCCCTATTAAAGCCCTAACTATAGGTTATGGTTTAGGAGCATCTAGTAATGATGTAGGTTTTGTTTTTTCAGGATCAATAAAAAGTACTGCAGGTGCTAATTCTTTATCCTTATTATCTTCTACTAATGATAATACATTAGCCTATCTAGGATTTTCTGGTGTAAGTGATCTCCCAGAACTTGATAGAGGTATGCTTTTGCTAAATGATGATGGTAATACACATGTTCGACTTAATGGTGCAGCCGGATCTACAGATTTTCTAAATACAGGCAATAATGTAGCTATAGGAACAACTACAGCACCCGAAAAATTAACAGTAGAAGGTAGTATAAGTGCTAGTGGCGATATAATTGGTAATATAAATGGTGGATCTTTCTAATGACACAGCAATTTAGAAAAACACCTATAAAATGGGAAAACGCAGATTTTACTTATGATAATAATACATCACCCTTAGGGGAACCATATAAGTGGGAAGATGTTTTCTTATTACAAGAAATTATAGCTGGGGGAGCTTTAGAAGATCCTAAAACTTATTTTGATAAAGAACCTGAAAAGAAAAAGAAATTTATTAAACTACTTTGCAAAGTTAATGGTGAGTTGTACGAAGAAACTAAAGAAGTACAAGAAAGAAAAATTACTGTTAAAGATATTGAACTAGTTGCAAAAGAGGTACTAGGTATTAACGTAAACGTAAACTTATAAGATATGTATAAACTTTATACTGATAAACAAGAAATATTTGAGTGTGATATACAATTAGAAGGTGCTTCACTTTCTAATTCTCTTGCTAGATTAATTGTAGCAACTAAAGACCTATCATTACTATTTGAAGGAGAAATTAACTCTAGAGGAAAATGCATAATTCCCATTAAAAAATTAAAAGGACTATTACAAGAAAACAGTTCTGGTAATATTAAATTAGAAGTAATAGCTGAAGATACTTATTTTACCCCTTGGGAATCTACATTTGAAGTGGATGCCTCAAGAAAAATACAAGTCGAAGTTAAATCCCAATCAGGTACTGTTATTACAGAAGATAATAAACCTAAGATTAAAGTAGCTAACATTAAAGAAACAAAACAAGTTACTACTAATGATAAAAAACACGTTTATAATATACTGAAATTGCTTGTTAAGGAAGATATTAAACTTGACAATGTAAACTTTAGAAAGAATAAATTAAACCATATAGTTGCTACCTACTTATCTGAAAATACAATAAAAGAATCCCAAAAAGATAAAATTATTGAAGGAGTAATTACTGGTCTATCTAAATTAAAGTGATTAAAAAATGGCTGGACCCTTTAATTTTACTGGGAACAATATACAAGACACTTATCAGAGAATAGTCCAAACAGATGGTACTAGTTTCTTTGATGGAACGGGTTCTGCAGTAAATTTTGGTTCATCCTTTACGGCCGCTGGGATATCTGGTTCATCTAATGAGTTATCTTCGTCTATATCAAATAGAGTAACAACTTTAGAAACTGCTGGATCTAGTGGGGATACATTTCCTTTTACAGGTAGTGCCGAGATTTCAGGTAGTCTAAAAGTAATTGGGTCTCTTACTATTACAGGTTCTCAACTTATTACAGATGATATTACTTCTAGTGGAACATTACGCGCACGTGTTAAGTCTTTTGATATAGAACACCCCACTAAAATTGGTAAAAGACTTGTGTATGGCGCATTAGAGGGTCCTGAGCATGGGGTATACTGTAGGGGGAGAGCGAATGTATTAAAAGTAAAATTACCGCCCGAATGGAGCAAATTAATTGTGCCCTCAACAATAACTGTACAAATATCTTCCGTAGGGAAATTTCAACCTATTTATTTTGAAAAATTTATAAGTAATTGGTTATATTTTGGTTGTGACTCAGATGATATTATTGAATATGATTTCTTTTGGGAAGTTAAAGGTGCTAGAGCAGATGTACCTAAACTTAAAACAACTCAATAAAATATTTATAACCAAATACTATATTGCCTTTATATAATAGAAATATAATTATAGAACCCGCAAGCGGATCCATCATATTTAGTGGGTCTGCGGGGGCATTTATTTCTGAAATTATTGTAAATGATAGTGGAAGTATATCTCTTAACATCACAGAAAGTGGAAAATTTTCTATTACGGGATCAACAGATATTACTGGGTCATTAAATGTATCAGGAACCCTTTCTACTGATAACATAATACTAAGGGGAAACCTTGACCTTGGGGGATTTTAAATATGTATATTAGAATAATCAAATAGACAACATGGCTCAAACAATTCAGTTAAAAAGAGGTGGCGTAGGCTCTCTATCATCTACAGTAACCGCAAATATAGGTGAGGTTTTAATTGTCACTGGTTCTAGTGGTAATTTAACAGGACCATTTTTAGTTGTTGGTATAGGTGAAACTTCGGCTAGCTTAGTTAACCCCGTACAATTAGGAACAACAGTTCCTACATTAGATTCAAATAATAAACAACTAAATGGTACTTTATTTTATGATACTGATGATAACAAATTATATAGATTAGATAGTAGTGGTAATACTGAAATTACCCTAGGTACTTTACAAAATGAAGCACGATTTGC